GGTCGTGCCGGTTATCCCCATTTCCGTCTGAATGACGTGGATTGCCTCGGTGACGTCGGCGTAGGATGAGATGTCGTACTTGATGCCGGAGAACTTCTCGGCATCCGCCAAGAGCCGCTCCATCTCGGACTTCGTGCCGCCGTAACCGAGTTTCAGGTTGTCGAGCATCGCGTAGTTCTGCTTGGCGAAGCCCTGATAGGCGGTCTGGATACTTGACAGGTCAGAGCCCATCTTGTTGGCGTTGTCCGCCATGTCGGTTATCGCCATGTCCGCGACTTCGGCCGCCTTCGCCGTGTCGCCGCCGAGGGACTGGATAAGGCTCGCGGAGAATCCCGTGACCGTCTCCATATACTCGTTGGCCGACATACCGGCGGTCTTGAAGGCGTTCGCGGCGTAGCCCTGAACGGTCTGTGAAGCCTCGCCGAAGAGGGTGTCCACGCCGCCGACCAGCTGCTCGTAGTCCGCGTATGCCGCGACGACCTCTTGACCGAGTTTGATTGCGGCGGCACCGGCGGCGACCGCCACCGCGCCCATCGCCGCGCCGATGCCCTTAAGCACCCCGCCCAGCTTCTCAAACTTGCCGCCGGACTTCTCGGCGGTGTCGCCGGTATCCTTGAGTTTGTCGCCCAGCTCGTCGGCGGACTTTGCGGCGTCGTCCTCTTCCTTGCCCATGTCGTCGAGGGCTTTCTCGTTATCGGATAGTTCGCGCTCCATGCCGTTGAGTTCGGCTTTGGCGTTGTTAAGCTGGATAGCCCAGTTCTGGGTGCGCTTGTCGTTTTCGCCGAAAGAAGAGGAGGCGTTCTTCAGGGCGGCTTCCAGCGTGGAGATTTTCTCTTTCTGCGCGTCGATTGCCTTGTTTAGGACTTCGTTGCGGGCGGCCACCGCCGCCACGGATTTGTCCTGCTTGTCGAACTCGGAGGAGACCAGCTTCATCTCCGACCCGAGTACCTTGAACGACTGGTTGATGTCGCGGAGGGCGTTCTTGAATTCCTTCTCGCCCTCGACGCCGATTTTCAGCCCGAATGTGTCAGCCATAGGGTCACGCCCTCCTTCCTAAATCAGTTCTGACGGGATTACTTCCTCGATGAACCACTCCCGCTTGGGTTTGGCAAGCCCCAGGAATTGGCGGTGGCACTCCCACAAGTCCATGAGCTGACCTATAGGGGTGAGCCACGTCTCATCCTCGGAGCGGTTCAAATGCACTGTGCCGTAATACAAAAGTCGGGTAAACAACTCCTCGTCGCTTACCCGACCCGCGCGTTTTTTGGGTCCGCCTCGCTCTCGATGTTCCGCGCCGTGCCTTTGAACATCGCCTCGGTGATGGCGCTCTTGTACGCCGCCAGTTCCAAGGGCGAGGTCAGGAGTTCCACCTCCTCCTCGGTGAGCGTCTCCTGCGGTTTGTCCTTGTGTTTGAGGTTGTGGACGAGGATTGACTGGTTCGCCAGAAGCGTGATGAGCCAGATAATCTCGTCGAGGGCAAGTTCGAAGTTCTCCGCTTTGAGCAGCTTCTCACCGAGGTTCTCAAGTCCGCCATACCTGCGGGCGATTTCCTTGGTGGCGCGGGTGGTGAGCGTCAACTCGTACTCCGTGCCGCCGATGTTGATTTTCGCGCTGCGCTCGTTATCCATCTTCAGCCCTCCTTTATACCAACGTGAACGTCGGCTCGTAGACCGTCGTGTACCATGCCGTTATGGTGGCGGGTGTCACGTCGGTGTCGTCCTCGTCGGCTTCCGCTTTCCACGGGTGCAGGTTCGCGTTGCCCGTGGCGGTCTTGTTGCGCCGAAGAACCGTGCCTTCGATGGACGGCGTGGAAAAGGTTATGCTGTCGCCTTTAGTTGCGAGGTTGGTAGACGGTACGCCGAACTTCACGCGGTAGAGCCAGAAGTAGCGGTAGTGGCCGTTCGCTTTCTTCGCGCGGAATCCCACCGCCACGGGCGCGCCGCCGTCCTCCGATGCCGAGATAAGCACGCCGTTCTCGTCCACGGTCGAGCCGGTGAGCGCCGCTGCCACAGCCCGCCCGATGCCGTCCACGCCGAGGGTGAGCGTCCCGCTCTTGAATTCCTTGACCACCTCGGCGGCGCCGTCGTCCGCGTAGAGGGTGGCCTCCGCAAGTTCAATCGACAACTCCGCGCTGATGGCTTTCGCCAGCATAACGGGAGTGCCGTAGGTCTCTTCGCCGGTCTGCGCCGCCTCGGTAATCGGGGCGTAGTAGAGCCGGTCAAGTCCGATTGTCGCCATATCAAAAATCCTCCGTTTCGTATTCTTTCGCCACGTCGATGGCGTAGTGGTGATAGCCGCTGTCGTCCTCATGCCCGACATAGCGGCGGTCGGTTATCGTGAACCCCGCGCCGAGCAGAGCCTGTGTTATCTGACGTTTCCGCTGCTGGTAGTTGCCCTTGGAGAAGAGCGATATCCGCACCTCGGACACGTCCATGAGCGGCGCGTTGTCGCCGAAAAGCGCGAACTCGTCCGTCATCGGGGTCAGCACGAGGTACTCGTCGGGCGGGGTATCGCTAAAAACGCCCGTCTCGACAGGCAAGACAGGCGTCAGAATCGTATTCAGTTCAGAGAGTATGCTCATACGCCGTCCACCTCGCTTTCAAACTTCGCCTTCATCGCCTCAATTGCGGCGTTCTTGCTCTGGGTCTTGGCGGGCTTCAGGAAGGGTCGCGGGGTCTGCCCGTGGCGTCCGTATTCCAGCACGTTGGCGATTTTGGCGTTAGAGCCGCCGTCGCTCCTCGGCTCGGCGAAGCCCACCTTCACGTCCCAGCCGGAGCCGTCGCGCTTCTGCTTGGCGGGAGAAAGCCCAAGGGAGCGTTCCAATTCGCCGGTGGAGCGGCTCGGCACTTTCGTGCCTTTTCCGATTGCCGAGGAGAGGTTGCCCTTGACCTTCGCCAAGACCACATCGCCGCCCGCCTCAAGCACTTTCGGGATAATCTCGTCGGTCTTGCTCTCCAGTTTTGATAGCCGCAGGAGGAAGTCCTCCGGCATCTTTATTTCGACCTTAGCCACTGGGTTTCACCTCCTCCGCGAGAACCTCGACATACATCCCGCGCCCTCGCATGTCGTCGGCGTTGACGATGTTATAGCGCCCGTCCGCGTCGGTGATGACGAGCGTGGTGTCCACGGTCACGCCGGGTATCTTGCGGAAACGGAACAGGGCGGTCGCCTCTGAAAACGCCGCCATGTTCGCCCACCGCTCCGAGCCGTGCTTGTTCTCCTTGTACGCCCTCACCGAGGCGAGGACGGTATCGCCTTTGGTCACAAAGCCCTCGCTGTCCTTGACCGGCTGGGTGGAGATGATGTCGATAAACGTGTTCATTTTCCCGTATGCCATCGTTACACACCCCACAGTCTGTCAAGCCGCAAAAGCGTGTTGACCGTGTTCCAGACCTGCTGACTCGCCTGTACGCTGTCGGCGAAAAACCCCGCCGTCGAGCCGTCGCGGGACTCGTACCAGTTGGAGACGAGCATAACCACCGCCTGCTCGGTCGCGGCGGGAGCGGGGTTATCCGCATAGAACCCCGCCGCGACGTGCTGATAGCTTTCGGCATAGTTGATGGCGGCGGCGATGAGCCGCAGGAGCAGGTCGTCGTCCTGGTCGTGGGTGAGAATCAGGTTCTCCTTAACCTTTGCCAGTAAATCTTGCGGTGTCATAGCCGCCTCCCTTCGTCATATTACACGCCCATCTGGAGCAGCTGAATGCCCTCGGCGAGGACGACTTTGCCGTCCACGCGCTGGGTGCAGATGAAACCGACCTGCCCGTTGGTGGAGTAGAGTTCGTTGAGCCTCTGCACCGTTCTGCCAAGGCGGTCGCAAATCCAGTAGTTGGAGAAGTCGCCGAAGGCAATCGGGTAAGCCGAAGTCGCCACGTCCGGCACATAGGGGCTGGTGTAAATCGGGTAGCCGAGCAAGCGGTCGGGCTGCCCCGCCTGAACGGAGGGCTGCCACAGGTACGCGCCGTTGGAGTCCTTCAGCTTGCGGAGCGCCGAGATGGTGCTGTCCTTCATCAGGAACTTGGCGTTCCTGCGGTACGGCGCCTTCAAGCTGTAAATCAGGTCGATGAGGTTATCCACCGTGATTGCCGTGCCCGCCGTCACGCCGACGTGTCCGCCGTTGGCGGTGAAGATGCCCGTGGGTTGACCCGTGCCGGTACCGACGCAGAACGCCTGTTCCTCGGCGACGCCGAAGGCGCGGGCGAACTCAGCGGCGATGTAGGACTCAAGGTCGAACATCGAATCCTGCAAAAGTTCCGTGGAGACCTTCACAAGGTCGGTCAGCTTGTAGGCATCAACCGTGATTTGCCCGAAGGTCGGGTTGCTCTCAGCGTAGGCGCCGTTCTCCAGCGTCCACTGCGCCACGGAATGGGTCGCCGCCAGTGGGATTTTACGCTCCGCCGAGGTCGTGATGACCTTGGCGATGGAACGCACGACGTTGGCTTCCTCAAGCCCCGCGACGATTTGATTCTCGAACTCGGTCGGCACGAGGTAGCCGCCGTCGGCGTCCACGCCCTCCTGCATGACGTTGTGAATCATGGGCTTGCCGCGAAGGATGTTCCTGAAGTCGGCGCGGTACTCGTCGGAAGACCTGCCGGTTTTGGGCTTCTCCGCCTTGGTGGGGGTGTTGGTGATGGGGCTGGTGGTCGGCTTCGCCATTTCGAGGTCGAACGCCTGCTGGCGCTCCAGACGCTCGATTTCCTTGCCGAGCGAAACCATGTCGGCTTCCATCTTGTCGTACTCGGCGGCGGCTTCGGGCGGCACCAGACCGTCCGCGCCGCGCTTGTGGTCGAGGAACTCCTTGGCGGTGTTCCAGATTTTGTTGCGCTTCTCGCGCAGTTCAAGGATTGTAGACATTTTCGTTACCTCCATAAAATTAGTGTAGGATGAGACTGAGCCGCCTTTGGAGCGACTCCGCCGATACGCCTTGCGGCTGTTCGGTTTCGCCTTTTGCCGGTGTTGACTTGGGCTTTATCTTGTCGAGCAGGGAATTGGTAACGGCTCGGCGGGAAAAAGCGAAGTTCAGCGGCGTTTCCTCGGTCTGCCGGCGTTTCTCATCGGAGAGAATGCCGTCGGCGAAGCCCAGTTCTATCGCCTTGTTCGCGTTCATCCACGTCTCCGCGTCCATCCAGTGCGAGATTTTTACCCGCGCCTGACCCGTCTTGATTTCATAGGCGTTGATGATGGACTCCTTGACCTCGGAGAGCATCTCGACCGCCCTCTTCATCTCGTTGGAGTCGCCGATGGCGATGGTGAGCGGGTTGTGAATCATCATCAGGGCGGTCGGAGCCATAAGCACCCTCGTGCCGGCCATAGCGATAACGCTTGCCGCCGATGCCGCGATGCCGTCGATTTTGACCGTGACGTCGCCCTTGTAATCCATGAGCATCGCGTATATCTGGCTTGCCGCCACGCAGTCGCCGCCGGGTGAGTTGAGCCAGATGGTCACGTCGCCCTCCGCCGCCAGCAGTTCCGACTTGAAGAGCTGCGGGGTGATGTCGTCGTCAAACCACGACTCCTCCGCAATCGTCCCGTCAAGGTAGAGGACGCGACCGCCCTCGTCGGCGTCCCGCGCCCAGTTCCAGAATTTCTTGTTCTTGTTTTTCACGATGTGTTTACCTCCGTTTCTTCGTCATCGCAAACTCCGCTATGCTCCATCGGCGATAAATCGCCGATATCCGCCCGCTTCATTGCTCTTCCTCTCCCCACAAAGTCTTGCGACTTTGCGGGGTCCCCTACATACGCCGCGCCGACGTCGGCGAGTTTGACCATGTTGCCGTTGAGGACGTGTAGGTCGCCGCCCTCCGCCTCGGAGAGCAGGTTTAAGTCCTCCAAGGCGCGAACGTCGTTGACCGAGTAGAACCCGTTTTGTATGCCGACGCTGTAGCCCTGCATCCGGCTCTGGTAGTCGCCGCGTAAAAGTCCGTCGAGGTTGAAGCGGATGGATATCGTTGACTTCTCGCTCGGAAGCAGGAGCGACTGCTGTAACGACTGCTCCCACCTGAT